CCATTACGATTGCGCCGAACACGCACAGGTAGATGAACGCGAAAAGGCTCAGGTTATCGGCGAGGGCTTGTAAATTCAAATGTTCCATACTTGTCGTTTTACTGGCCGGGAAAGCCCGGCGGAAATTCCGCCGGGTTCTGCCGCCCTGTTACTTTTTCGTTTTGGCCGCCGGTTTCTCCGGAGCTTCCGGCTCGGGCTGTTTCACCAGCTCATCGAGCATCATGCGCTCCGAGGTGGTGAGCTTGTTTTCCTCCCAGAGCGCATCGGCCCCGGCCTCCGAAAGAAACGGCTTGAGTTCGACATCCGACGTGTCCACCTTGTTCATATCGTCGAGGAATGAAGCGACAGCGGCTTTGTCGTTACCTTCGGCAATCCTTCCGGTGTTCGGGTCGATCTCGATTCCGTACTTCTTCATTGCCGTACGCATCTTCTCGTCGCGCATTTCGAGGTTGTATTTGGCAACCTTCATTGTGTCGAGCAACCCTTTGCGCTCATCGTGAGAAATGCTGCCGGAACTGATTTTGCCCAAAAGCTGGGTCAGTGCTACAAGTTCGATCTTTTTCATCTTTTTGAGTTTTTAGGGTTACGCTTCGATTACTGATTCGGGCTGTTCGGTCATCGTCAGCGCGATGGCGTCCATCTTCTGCATGAACGGAGTGAGGATCGCCTGCGCCTGCGAGAAGTACTCCACATCCGCGCTGATCTGCATCTTGCCGTCCGCGTACTGGTTGAACGACGCTTTGACTTCTCCGTTCTCGGTGATCTGGCCGCCCGTGTAGGAAGCGACCACGGCATTGGTCATCGTTACCTCCGCCGAAACTTCGGCCGAACCTACGCTTGCCTTGATAAGCCGCTGAATCGTTTGTGCGGTGATCTTGTTCTCGTTGATAATTGCATTTACTGTTGACATAATTGAAAGATTTTATTGGTTGATAACAAATTAGATGTTCCTTGCCTGTATCTGGAAGGTTCCGGTCTGGTCGAGCAGTTCGCCGAATCCGAGTTTGATGTATGAGTTCACGACGCCGGTCGGATAATTGTCCAACTGAAATTCCCCGTTATGCCATGCGAATTGCTCGATTTCCAGCACATAGTCCCGGCTTTCCCCGGCAGCCAAAACAATCATCGAAACCCTGTTTCCCGTTGTGGCATCCAATACGAGGGGCGTCCCTTTTTCGACCGTCCCCCAGAATGATACCACCTCTACTTCTTGCAGCGTGGTGTATCTTACTTCGTGTTCTGCGATATTGGTGATCGTCACCTTGACATACGCATACTGAGTACCGTGGAACAGCAACGGAGAGGATGTAAAGTTGCTGAACGGATAGAAAGTGTATTTTGCACCGTCGGTATTTATCCCGGTCATCTTGGCCGAAATCAGGATCGAGTTGAAGATATTAAGCGGAACCGGATTTATGAACGTGCTGTTGTGATACACCACCAGCGGATCGACTTCCAGATCGCTGATGTTCCATTCGTCCTGATTCGTCCATGTGGACTTCTTTTTGCTCAGCACGAAGAGCATGTATTTGTGGTGCGTTCCTGCTCCGATTTCGAAGAAGTCCACGGTAATACTATTGCCGCCCTCGCCGATGGTCTTGTCGCAAGTGATTAATTTACCCTCGGTAGCGGTCAATGAGGTAAGCAAGGCAAAACCCCAGTAATAGTATTGAATCCCTTTCATGTTCAGCGCCGAAACATTCGTCTTGCTGCTTGCTGGGATTTGCTCGAAAGTGAACGTGCGGGTGGTATAACCCGTATCGGACATATTGACGCTGACGGTTCCCGTACAACCCGAACTGAGGCAGGGCCGCGCGGTGTGCTCGTAACCGCCGAAATCGGTCAGTCTGTACGGACTGAGCCGTCCGCCGACGGGTTTGTCCCGCGTCCAGTTCAAAGCCGTATCCACGGGCAAAGTGAGTTCCGGGATGTTGATCCCGAAATTCTGCTTGATGTTGGCCGGCCAGTCCGTATTCGGATCGGTAGACTGAGCCTGCGAATCGATGGGTTTGTAGTAGGAGAACATGTTTACCTTATCCTCCAGGCAAAGCCCTCCTACGTCTGTTTTCGACGATCCGAGCGTGCGGCGCACGAGGTCGATTGAAATATTCGTTTTTCCGAGTGCCATAGTTTTATTGATATGCTGTTACGCCGCCTGTAGCGACAAGGTTTCCGTTTACGCGCAGCGCGCCGTTGTATACGTCGATGGTTATTCCTCCAATTACGAGTTTGGTGGCAGTGACGGTACCGGCAGCGGTAATGTTTTTCGCGGCCCAATCCACAGTCGAGAGGTTGGCGTTTTTCTCATCCCAAATTTTTACCCATCCTCCGTTCTGCAAGGTTCCAGAAGTCACCCGTTTATAGTACAGCGTATTGTCATTGAACGGAACTGCCAGATCGGTATAATACCCGGCGCTGTTCCCGTGGTTAAAGCGCAGGATGTGCCACCATGCCGTCGTGGGTGTGTCGTTTATTTTTGCTGCTGCTCCGGCAGTACCTGCCAGGTTAAAATAATTTATACCATTCCAGCCATAGGTCATCTCGCTATTCGAGTTTAGCCGGTTGTTCGTCACACTAAGCGACACGTTCGCCGAGCCGTCCATCGATACATTGCCAGAAGCCGAGCCGGTGAGGGTGAGGGTGCGCGCTGTCGCCCATTTGCTGGCCGATACCGCATTGGCAGTCTTTAGGAGATAGTTATCCGGATTGAAATTACCGGAGTGGTAAACGGTGTAATCACTACCCGGATCTACCGGACGATAGATCAGGGCATTATTAGTATGGACGAACAAAATACTCGTAACGCCGGTATTTGTTTGTTCAAACTGAAGCTGAGGATATGCCCCTGTTTGGCATTTCATTATGCCGGAAGTGAAACCATTGGCAACAGTTAAGCTTCCGGTTATGGTTTTATTGCCTGTTAACGGCAGGTAATTGTCCGGATTGAAGTTTCCGGAGTGCCACAAATTGACAAATGCTTGCCACTCTCCGTTTACCATCCTTCTGATCTGGAACACATCCTGATCATGGCGATTGTAAAGTTCGGTCATATAATTGGAAGTCTGCCCGAATTTTATAAAAGGCCCGTTAAAATTACCTCCGGCAGAACTTCCACTATAGCCTGCGCCTATTTCATTGCTATTATCATTTACACCTCCCATCCCCAGATAAGGGAATTTGCTATCAGGGTTGAAGTTGCCCGAATGGTAAAGGATAAATTGAGTTCCAGCCGTGTTGATAAATCGGGGAGCTGCATCGTTATTTATAATTAATGACGGAGAAATTGTTCCGTTGGCATATTGCATAAAGGCACCGTTAAGTCCTTGTGCTACTACCCCAAAATAGCCGCTTACCGTAGAGCCGTTCATCATGTACTTTGTACAGGCTTGAAGGCTCGAACCTGTTATGATTAGAGGCGCAGAATTACCTGTATTTGTAAGTGTCCCCCCGGATAGTGGCAGGTATGTGTTGCCGATGGCTCCGAGAAACGAAGCGGAGATCGTGAACGGATAACCGTCCGGGGTGATTGCGCCGGTCAGGGCCTGTTTGAGCAGGTCGTAATCCAATCCGCCGCCACCGCCGCCCGAAGATGGGCCGGTAGCATAAGCGCTGATGCCTGCAACGCTGAGAAAGTCCAGCTTTGCCGAGATCACCCGCACACCGTTTACCGTTTTTAGCTCGAAGGCTTCATCCCAAACGGACTTATCCAGCTTGGACGAGGGATTGAAGTTGCCGGAATGGTATATTATTCCGTCGTTGGTGCCATTGTACCTCCATTTCAGATCGTTGCCATGCCGAAAAAGCAGCCTCTCTGAATTATCCGCTGTTGCGCGAAAAGTTAACTGAGGGTATGCACCGCTATTCGCCAGGATGAACGAGCCGATAGTGATTACATTACCGGTTAGGGTGCCTCCGCTCAAAGCCAGCGCCCCGACCTCGGCGGCAGTATAGGTCGGCTTCGAGGCCGCTTTAGCCCACGGGTATACGTCAGAGGCCGGAAGAGATGTAGGTGCACCGGACACGTCCGCCCACCGGGTCGGGTAATACTCCGGTTTTCCGGTGATCTGATCCCACGACGAAGCCCCGGCGATGGACGAGACCGGCACGTTTACAAAATGCGTCCCGTTGTACTTGAGAATGTCCCCGGAGGCAAGATTAGTCACTGCCACGTCCACCAGATCGACCAACGCACCGGAGAAGCCGCCGGAGAGGGAGCCGTCCGCATAGGCTGTGATGCCTTTGAGCCCGAGAATATCGTACTTGACTTTCAGCGCCGGTGTGCCGTCCACCGTGACCACTTCGAATACGGCATCCCATGTTGGCTTAGGCAGATAGTTGCCCGCTACAACGTCATCGGTCAGATCGGAGAGTTTCGTTGGCCGGCCCGTCACTAATTCCCAACTCGTCGGGTAAACCGTAGGCTTGCCGGAAAGGTTGGCCCAGGTCAGATAACTTGAAATATCGCTTGCCTTGAGGTAGCTGTTTGCGGTCAGGTATTGTGCAAGGGCCGCAGTATCGAGACCGACCAGATCGGCGAGCGGCTTTGCAGACCAATGTGTAGCCCCGGCCAGTTGTACCATCACCCGGTCGGCGGTAGGTACCTCGTCGGCCCACTGCCCGACGTTGACCAACTCTCCGAGGGAACCGGATGCACCACTGCCGGAGGTGGAACCCAGACCGTAAGCGCTGATGCCTTTGAGGCCCGCAATATCCAACTTCACGTTCAATACCCGCACGCCGTTAACCGTAGTCACCTCGAATACCTCGTCCCAGACGGATTTCAGCAGATAATTGCCCAGGCTCGATGCTTTGGCGAAATTCTGTCCGAGCACCCATTCCTTCGTAGCGTACAGGGCCAACCCGTCGCTGCCGATGAATCCTTGTGCGGCAACCCATGCCTGCGTCGCGTATTTGTTGGCGGTCAGGTATTCGGCAAGCTGTGTTTCATTCAATCCGAAATCCAAATCACCACGTAGCGACACTTTCCCGGCCAATATGGAAAAATAGGCCGGGTCGAACGCGGCGATACCGAGACGGGAATCCGAAGCTACCGGTAAATCGTCCTCCGTAAATACGCTCCCCGCGTCGATCTCCGCGCCGGAAGTCATCGACAGGAATAGGTGCCGGTTACGAATCACCGCGTCCAGAATACCCACACCGTCGGAACCATGCCCGTCGGCCACGGACAAAACGAACCGTGCGCGGTTCAGGTACGAAAGATCGGGATCGGTAGATTCCGTATTTTGTATGAATGTCGTCACAAGCCTCATAGGTTGATGCCTCCGATTTTACAGCCCATCAAATAGATTACATCGGTCATTGCTATTGCTACCTTCCCGGTTTCCCGCTCTGTTAGTTTCACTTCGATTTTGAGCAGTCCGGGGTATATTTTACTGGTAAAAGCAGCGGGAACGGTTACGGTCAGTTCCGAGGTTCCCACGCGGTTCACGATCAGATACCCGCCCTCGTTCGTACTCATCGTGAGAATACGTCCGCGCGAAGCGTTGTACAGGATCGCTGTAATGTCGTACCCGGTGATGTCCACCGGTACGTCTGCATCGTCCTCGTATGCGGCGAAACCGACTGTTATGGTCTCTCCCTGATAGAAATTATTACCCGTTGCCATGTCTTAAAGAATCATCCCGCCCCGGATCGAGGGGCATTTTACCAATGGTTTGTACTCCGGGAAATCCTCCCGGTGCGCCTCGATATGCCGGATTGCTTTGCCCAAAAGAGCATTGGCACTGTTCAGCGCACTATCCATCGCCAATTCCCGCTGTTTGTCCGTTGCGGCATTCGCATGGTTCGCATAAGGAAGCATCGCGCCGGTGTTGCCTACCGGTGTCGATACCTCCGGGATCACGTCGTGCCGGACAAAATACGCGAGGGCCGGTTTGAGGTAAGTGTTTACGAACTCCGGATATCTCCCTTCGGTCATCGCGTTATACATTTCGCCGAACGCGGGACGGATGTAGCGCTCCTGCGCCGCCTCGATTTTCGTCTCCTTGATAATCCCCGGCGTGATCTGCTCCACACTGGAGAATGCCAGGTCGATAACCTCGTTACTCGTTATCAGTACCATTTTTCGACTGTTTTAGGTTTGCCAGGAAAACCTGCTGTTTCGGGTCGTTCTCGTCGTAATCCAGCCCGTCGGCCTTGCGTGCCTCCCACACCATCATGTACGAGGGTTTCAGGGTTATGGGGGGCCGGTTGATGATTTGCAGCGATGAGGTGTCTATTCCGGCCATATTTTCCAACACTTCCCGGATCGGCTCCATCAGTTCGGCCTGTTCGCCGAGGATCACCGTATTCAGCGCGATTTCATACTCATGCAGGATACGGTCAGAATTAAATCCCGACGTCCAGTCCAATCCGCTCAGTGACCGGAACCACGAATGAGCAACAACAATATCTGTTGTAGACTGCTCGTGCAGTGCCTGCCAGTCTCCCTCGTTCGACGAAGTGATCGGAATGAATTTCGACCCATCCTCGCCTCCGCTGTTTTTTACCAGGAACAATACCTGCCCCGGTTTCCCCGCAAACTTATTTTGTGCCGCTTCGGCGATCTGTTTGGCCTCTTCCTCGTTGTTCACATCGCTGTCGAGGGTCATCACACCCGAAAGCTGAAACGAGTTGTCCAGACGGCTGATATTCCATTTGTCCGTCTTGTAGGCGATGGCCGACACATTCAACCCGGCGATATAGGGCGGCACGCCGTAGTTCTCGAACATCGGCTCATAATCTTTGTAGTGGATAATCGAGCGCAGCGTACCGTCCGGGGCTTCGTCGAACTGAGGATAAAGCGGCAAGGTGGGCGCTTGCATCGGTGTGTATTCCCGCCAGTTGTGACAGAGGATAATGTGTGATTTGTCTTTCGACAGGCGACATTTGGTCGCATCCTGATGGTAGAATGAGACGAACGAGCATTTGCGGTTGGTTACGATTTCAAGAAAAGCATTCCCGAACAGGGCTTTGTCGAATGCCAGCTTGTTGAGCACCTGCCGCAACGTTTCGCCTGTCCCGTTGGCCGCCTCCACGATCATTTCCAACTCCGGTCGGTTTTCATCGAAGGAAAACCCTTTGCCGGAGATATAATCCGCTTTGTCGTTGATGATCCGCCGATGCGCCGTCGAACGCCGTGCAAGGATGGCAAGGGCATAGGGAAACATATTGTCGGTTCCCCACCTCCAGCAGTTACCCGTGGCGGCCATCGTCGAACCTATCGAAACGAACGGATCGACCCGGTTTTCGGTCACGAAGGCTTTAACGGTCTTGTTCGTCTGTTTTTGCTTTCTCATCGCTCGAAACGGTTACGCCCTCGAATAACACTACATCGTGCAGGTATTTCAAATCCTTCTGCGTGCAGCGGGACAGGATGAAACGCGCCCCGTCCGTCCTGGGGTGCGGAGGCTTTGACGCCACGATTTCGGCGTTTTCATAGCCGGGTTTGATGCTGTATTTCTTTGCCATAGTTTCGGTTTTTAAAGAAAGGGAAGCCGCAGACTTCCCTTTCATGCAACATGATGGATGGGAAGATTTACGCTCCCGGCGCTGCGGTGAACAGCGCGTCCGTGTCACCCGAGTAAATGCGCGATTTCTCGGTGTGGTCGCAGGTCAGCGTCACTTCGTCGCCATTGGCATCCGAGAACTTTTTACCCGTCGTGCCGGTAGACTGTGAGATACGCAGCGGACGTTCCAGTTTCACGTCCTCGCCATAGCCCACCACGAACGCATCGCCGTTGGGGGTAATCACTACGGCCACCAGACCGCAGTACGAAGCGTCGATGATCTCCTGCACGGCTTTGCGCGAGGCGGCGTTCATCGTCGGCAGCTTGAATACGAGTGACTTGGTGATGACCACCGAGCCGTTCTCGCGCTTGGTGTCCTCCTTGAACTCCGCCTCATCTTCGAGGAACTCGTACTTGCTGAATGCTGACTGAGCGGCGAGCGTGATCGCCGAATAGGCGTCACTGTCGGCATCGAGGGTCGCACCCTTGAAATTTTCCTTTTCGATCAGGCCGATGGTCAGCACACCGCCCGAAGTCTTTTTGCACACTTTCGTGTAACCTGTAAGAATTGACATAATTTTTGTTTGAGGTTGGTTTATTCAGTAATAGTTACGGCACAGGTCGCGATTTTTGCTCCGTCCACCGTTTTCACCGTAATGGTAGCCGATCCTGCCGCCACACCGGTGACCTTACCCGTTGCATCGACGGTCGCTTTGGTGTCGTCCGAAGAGCTCCAGATCACGGTTTTGTTGCCTGCATCATCGGGAGAAACGGTAGCGATCAGCGTAGCGGTAGCGTCTTTAGCGACCGACAGCGTGTTTTTGTCCAGCGTCACCCCCGTAACGGCCACAGGCAGCGCGATGACAATCAGCTCGGGAAGCAGGTAGTCGCATCCGGCCATGAAGATCGCACGCTGGCGGTTCTCCATCTCGTCGGGGTTGTACCACATCCGCACCTCGGTGCCGGGGAAATCGGACGTGTTGACGGCCATTGCCAGGTTGCGGCGATCCGTCAGGATGGCGAACGACTGCGGCATGTCGGCCATAGTGGGCAGATACCCAGCCAGTTTCACGTCCACCAACGGAATGCCTTTGTATTTCAGGCCGGGGCGTCCGTTTTGCTTGGCGGCATAGGCCGATTCCAGCACCACGGCGTCGAGTGATTCCTCGTAGTTCTGGTAAACGTCCGAAGTGACCAGATAAACAAGATTACCCTGGTCTTTGAACTGTTTGAGCACGAGGGGCGCATTGTCCAACAGGTTTTTCAGCACCGCTTCGGCAGCGTCCGGGGTCGCCATCGACGGACACGCGATAGATTTCACGTCGTCCTCGCCGGTGCCGATGTCGGCTTTGATCCGCTTGAGGAAGCCATCGAAGGAGTTGAAGCCCGATTCGCGCGAGGTGTCGCCGCACCACATCGTCACGCGGATTGCTTCGGCGATGGCCTCTTTGAACAGCGCGGTTTCGGCGGCTTCCAATTCGGTACCGGAAAGGTCGTCGAGATTCACGTCCGAGCGGTTCGTAATCAGCTCGTAGATCATCGAGAAGTAATCCGAGGCAGAGTAACTCATCTCGCTTTTTACCTTCGACAAATTGATCGTTTTCTGGAATTTGTCGGCGATTGCCCCGCCGTCCCAGCCTTTCTTGTACGCTTTCAGTACGTCTACGGCCCGTTTCCAGAAATTGAGCGTAGTAGGCACCGGCATGTTGTACATGGCCTTCACGCCGAGGTCGGCCGCATCCGGGCCGGTGAGCATCGGACGGAAGAAAATTTGCTCCAACTCACGTCCTTCGTAAGTTTTAGGATTTTTGATTACTTTTCCCATGATTCAGAATTATTTGAAGTTTTTGACGTCGTTTTCGTAAGCGGCGGCGTTACTTTTGAGCGATTCACCCGCAGGATCGGGGTCCTCGCAGTCTTTGGTTTTCGTCGGCGCGGCTTTGAGTTTGTCGATCTCGGACTGCTTGTCTGTTACCTGCTGTTTGAGGTTCGCAATCTCGGTATCCTTGTCGGTGACCGACTGTTTGAGGTTTGCGATCTCCACGTCTTTTCCGGCGGCATTATCCGTCAAGTCGGCGATCTTCTTGTCCCGCGCCTCCATTTCGTTGTTGATGCGCTCCAGTTCGGCGTCGGTGATCTCCATTTCCGCGTCCTTTTCCAGTCCGAAGAAGTTGAGAATCCCTTTCCAACTCTCTTTCAGTTTGATTTTCATGTTATTGTCGTTTTTGATTTGTTTGTCCGCCGGAATATCCGGCAATTTCAGGTTATGGATCGAAGTAGCGTCGAGGTTCGTGATGCCCGATGACTTGGTGATATTATCCACCAAACCCGCCTCTTTGGCCTCTTCGGGGGTCAACCATTCACCGATTTTCATCAGAGCGGTGAAATCCTCAGCAGACCTGCCGGAGCGGTTCGCATAGATACCCGCAATGAGCTCGTCCGTCTTGTTCAGCATGCGGATGGCCTCCTCCAACTCGGCGGAGTTTCCCTCTGCGTAGGCACTGGCCCGGTGGATCAGGTACAGGGAGTTTTCCGAGATATTGCGCCGTCCGGACGAGGCGGCCTGTGCGATGATGGTAGCGGCAGAGGCCACATAGCCGTAGCAGTTGGTCGTAACAGTGGCTTTGAGCCCCGACAGGGTGTCGTGGATCAGCAAAGCGTCGTTAACGCTGCCGCCCAGAGAGCGGATGTTAACCGTGATGGCCGGGGATTTGATGTCTTTGAGTTCTCCTACCGACTTTTTGAACTTGTCGTAGGTGGCAACCCGCTCGTCTGGGTTGTCGAACTGCCACCATTCGGGAATGCCGATGATTCCCTCGATGTCGATAATGACTTCGGCGGCTTTATTGGTGATCTTGATCTCTCCAAGTGAGGGCATACGTTCGCTCTTTTCTTACAAAGAGAATGAGCGAGACGTTAGTGCAAACGAAAATGAAAAAAAATGAAAATATTTTTTGAAGGCAATAAAAAAGCCCGCTATCGGCGGGCATCACTTGCCTTACAGGTTAGAATGCATTATAAATACAACCTTCAATTTTGAGAAGCGAATCAAAAACCATAAATTAGATGTTCTTATTAATATTAGATAATATGATAGCTTTTATAATCATTATCGTAGCGGTGGTTGTTCTCGTGATAGTTTTTACGAGAAATAATCAGAACGAACAAGATTTTACATATACACCTGAAGAATCGGTCAGGACGAGTATTCCTACGAAAACAATAGAGGATTGGTTTAATATCGATATTCACGACATTTTTAAATATTCGCCGAGATGCATTAGCTCTGAAGTTTCTGAGGACTCAGACCAAGAGATAGAATATTATCTGCTAAAGTTGGAGCAGCCTGAATTAGATATTTTTGATTCTGTTCAAGTTATCTATTTTCGAAAAGACAAAAATTATACACTCAAGTTTAAAGCTCGGAATACAACATCGATTCGTAAATTTATAAATTTCATCAACGACCTTGCACGCATGTACGGTCCTGATTCGTTAGGAAATAGAGGATTTTCTGACGATGAAGAGGCAAGATTTAGATCAGGGTATTCGTTCAGTAGAATGTGGAAGTCCGTGTGGGCTGACAATATGGGAGGATATTTAAAGCTCACATTATATCATCTACATAATAATGCCGAAGAACCGCCCATTCCTCAGAATTTCACTAAAGCACCTATTCCCAATTCCTTTTGGGGTATTAAATTTGGTACGTCTAAGGAGGATGCCGAAGTCGTTTTAAAATCAAAAGTCGATATTGAAATCACCTCCATTCGATCCTCTAATAATAAAATTATCGTACAAACCCCTACCTTCGCAGGATATCTATGCGACGATATAGAGTTTGGCTTTGTCGATAATCTTTTCTTCGCAAGTACCATCACTATTCTTCCGTTTGATGATCGAGGCAATGACTATTGTAAATTGTGGGATGATTTAAATGACAAATATGGGCAAGGCACAAGTTTATGTAACGGCTCAATGAATATATGGTCAGATCGCAAGCACACTATCTCATTATCGAGTTCAGAAAGTGTGATTCGGTTGTGTTATATGAATGATAAATTAACGAAACAACATGTCGAGCAAACGAAAATCGACCCATTAGATGAATTATAAGAGGAAATCCCGATTTCGGGATTTCCTCATTGCCGTTTCAAACAACAGCATATTTTCGACTACATGGACTTTGATGTTGGAATGAAAAAAGCCCATCCTGTGGACGGGCTATGTACACTAAAACTTAGGATCAATTTAAATATATCACGGAATCGACTTTCAGATTAGTTGCTCTTAGAATTACGTTAGCATACACCACAATAGTGATCACATTACTATCTTTTTTAAACCATTCTTCAAACTTAGGCTCCCCTTCAAAGATTTGACACAATAAACTTATGGGCATACCAACTACTACTTTACGCTCTCTTACACAATCAGCCAGATACTTGCCATGAAGCATGAGATTATTTTTATATTGTACCTGTTCTGTATGAGACTCAATTTCTTCTTTTGTTAAATTTATGCCTTTCAAATCAAACGTATAGAAATAACCAAGAGTGTTTAGTGCGTGAAAGCCTATGTCCTTATTTCGTATGTATATTTTTTCGCCCCGACTCGTCAAATAATATCCTGCGTATTTTACTCCATAAGCTTCATAAGGAGAATGAACGTAAGATACATGACTTTTAAACGTAGATCCGTCCGGCATCTCAATACTTATAGTAGATAATGTTGTGTCGAGTATTATCCTCTTTTCCTCGTTTCCAAGTTCTTCCGATTCCGTCGCAGACCTTGCAATTCGACTTTGATGATCGCTTATAAAGGTTTGCCCATTAACACTTATTGTGAAAAATAAGCATCCCAAAAGTAAATAAAACAAATTTTTCATTGTGTATTAATTCTTTTATAAGCACGCAACTAATTGATTGCCAATATAGCTATTTTCCCCCAATAATAGTTGCTTTCGCCTTGATATTTGCAACTTTCTTTTGTGCTTTTGTGATGTCCTTTTCGACAACATAAACCTTTAAATTGTCCACTCGTTCGCCCTGAATTTTTGCTAAACGAACGACGTCATTTCGTAAACCCCGTAATTCGGCCCATGTTTCTGCGTCGCGCTGGCTCTGGCTGGGCGGTAGTGGTGCCGGTGTTGGCAATGACCATCCGGAGCCGATAACCCCGCCGTTCTCGAATTTTACGCCGTTTGTCGCGTTAATCGCCGAAAATAGGGGAAGATACTGAGCGGCGGATCGCTTGTTGATTACTGCAAGGATTTCGCCGCCTTCCACCTCTGCATTCACGGGCTGGCCGTTCACCATTAACGGGATTCCCCCCTGCGAATGTGATGGGCCTTGCAACATCCCCATTGAAACGCCGTTTTTGCCGTTTCCGATAGGTACGATACCTCCTTTGGCGAATTGTTGACTAGAAATTACAGCCGTTTGAGCGATACCGTTTGCCGTCAGGAAGGCTGTTTGTGCGACAGCCATAGCTAATTTCCAGCCCGTAAGGCCAGTTTCTGACCATACTTTTGTGATACCGGCAGCCGTATCGATGGCAATGCCCATAATTTTCAGCCGTTTTTCCCGCTCGAATGCAGCGCGTTCGGCCTCTTCTTTTTTCCGGTCGGCTTCGGCATTGGTTGCCTCGACAGCTTTGTTATAGGCTTTCTCGGACATCAGCCCCTTGTTATACCGCAGTTCAAGCGATTTCAACTCTGACTCCCGTTCTGCGTCGATCCGTTCCTGCTCCAGTTTCAATCGGCGTTGCGAAATTTCGGTCTGAATGTCGATCACAGCTTGCCCTATATCGCGGGCGGTGTCAACGGCTAAATTAAGTAACTCCTTTTTCTCCTGTTTAATTTGCGCCTTTCCTTCTTTACTTTTGGGGTCTATTCCGAAAAGTTTACCGAAAAACGAATTTGATTTTTCTTGCCGCGATTTTCTTTTTGCGGCTTTAGCTAACCCTTTTTCGGATGTCCCTCCGGCTGAAATAGTATCAATATTAGCTATGTCTGCTGCTTCATTGGCTATTTCGGCATAGAAACCTGCGTAAAGTTTCCTGTTTTTTTCGTATACTTCCTGCGTAATTTTCCCCGCCTCATATTGTTGCTGAATGTATGCCCAGGCGGTATCGGCCTGATCTTTTCTGCGTTTATTTTCAAGCTCTGCCAATTTTTTGTACCGTTCGCCATCAGAAATGTCAAGTTGATTGATACAGGCTTTTTCAAATTCATAAGTGTTTTCTATCTGAGCCAGTTTTAAATCGCGCTTCCCTTCCGGAGTAGCATCCCGAATCTCCTTTTCTTTGGTTTTGTACCACTTGTTAGCCTGTTCCGTTGCTTCGACGACACTTGCACCGTTCATAATGGCCTGTCGTACTAACTTGGCCCGTTCCAATTTCAGCAACGCAATTTTCTTGTCGGTGCCATCCTCCAGCAAATCTAATTGGGCTTTGAGCTTTTTATCGTATTCGTCCAGCTCTTTTTCGTTCCATTTTTTATTGATTTCGGAGACTTGATTGTGATTCCATTCTTCAATCTCTTGTAATTTTTCGGAATTTCCTTTGTACTTTTCACGTTCACGACGGTAGTCTAATTCTTGTTTATCGAGATCTTTTTCCCGGCCCTCTCGCATGTACTTGATCGTGTCGTCCTCAAGCTGTTTTTTAGCGTCTGCGGCATCTTTTTCTGCTTTCTTAGCCTCGGAAAGCTGCTGTTTTGTGACAACACCAAGATTTTTTAATCGTGAAATCTCATCCTCGATCTTTTTAATTTTAGCATTTTTTGCTTTGATTTCCGCTTCAGTCGATTCAGGCGCTAATTTTGCCTCGGCAAGCAGCGCTTCTTGCTCTCTGATGAGTGACCTTGTTTTGTCGGATAGCCCCCCATAAATTTGTTCTGCGGTTAAGATTGTCCCATTTAAGACCGAATATGCTTTGGACACTTTTTTCAGCACCTTATCCAGCTCATTTGTTGAATCCCTATACATTCGAACCTTTTGTCCATCTTCACCTGTGATTTCGAATGGCTCCGGTTGCATCGTGAATTGATCATATATGGCTTGAAGCACAGGCCCTTTCAATTCTCCGCCTGACCCAACTAGCCCTTTTTGGAATGTTTCGAATATCTTTCCGGCCTCTTTTTCTCCAAATTTAGCCTCAAATTTGGCATACACTCCATCGAACGCCTTTGCCCAAGCTTTCCCAAACTTCTCTGTGGCTTTCTCATTAGCCTCAGACAATCCTTTTTGACGAGCGTTTTCAATTACGGCGGCTGTCAACAGTCTGTATGCTGCCTCTTGATTCTGTAAAGTTCTGATTTCTTCGCGTTGTCCTTCCAAATATTTACCATACTGCGATATGATATCGTTTTTCGCCCGTTTGTATGCTTCTGTGCCCTCTTTCGCATCATGCAAACGATTAAATAAGGTTCCTAGATTGGAAATGTCTTTTGCGAATGAGGAAGCCATTGTTTCACTCGCAGAGGTGAGGTCGGCAATCGCCTTTTTCCCCCTAAACAACTCTTTCACCCATTGTCCGATCTCCTTACCGTAAGCAGTAAGCAGGGTGATCCCTACAACGAGCATGGTTTGCCACGAACCGATGGATTTTAGCATTTGTTTCCAGACAGGTACCGTGGTTTCACCCGCTTTTTTCAGGGCTTCGTTAGCCACCCTTGCCCGTTGCATCTCATCCACCAGCATCGGCAGGTTGTTCGAGATCGCAAGGAAAAATTGCTGCGTTGAGACAGTCAAAGACGGTAATTCACGGGCCAGTTGCTGTACTTGAAAATTCAGAGGACTGAAACCACTGGCATAGTTACCGACATTGCGACTATACCGGCCAACGGCAGCCTCCGAGGTAGCTAATTCATTATTAATTTCATTGAGCTGCTGAATTAAAATTTGCCCTTGTTTCCCGTTCCTTTCTTCGCGTGACATATTACGGTAGACATCATATAATCGCCCGTATTCGGCACTCAATCGCACCAAAGAGCCTTCTTCGGCGTTATTCAATTCCGTGATTGTTTTTGCTACTTTGATCGCCTGACGTCTTTGATCGGTGTATAGTTTTATTTTTACAGTCAAATCCTGCATTTTAGTTCCGTATTCCTCTTGAGAGGTAGCCCCCTTTTTCATTTCGTCGATCAACTCCTTTTGCCGATCTTTAACGTCTTTTAACGCATCCTCCACTTTCTTGAGCGCGTCTAATCCGCTTTGATAGTCTACGACGATCCTAAAAAATTGTTCGTTATCAGCCATAATATTGATTTTTAAGTTAATTTTCTTTCAAAAACACGCATTCTGTCGGCTCGGCGCTGGCCGGGTCGTAGTCGTTGATCTCTTCCAGGCGGCAATAGACATCCTCCCCGCCGATACTGAGGCGATACAGCGCGCGGAAATCCCGCCGCAGATCGTTCGGCAGCATGAGGTTTTCCACGTCCGCCGGGGATAGCTTCACCTGCACGGTGATCCGCTTACCGTAGTTGTACGATTCTATCGTTTTCGCATAGTAGGATTTCAGGCCGTTTGCGCCCTCGAAATGCAGGTTGTCGAACGACACCTCCGGAAACGAGTTAATCGCCGTATTCACGCCTTTATCCCGGATCAGGAGATATTGCGGGGGTATATTGGGGTCTGTGCCGTCCGGCAGAGGCTTCATGCCAAGGTATTCGCACACCTTCATCGAAGAATCCAAATCCAATTCCCACGGGTCGGACGGCTCGTCATCTTCCGGGGAGAAGTCGATCAGCGAAATAGCCGCCGCACCCGGGATTTTTTCCCCCACTACGGTAGTCGCTACGAATTGCGGGTTGGTCAAATCCTCTTCGTCCTCGGCGTGGTATTTCAAAATATCTTCTCTGTAGGTGCCTAATTCGGTTCCGGTCTCTTCGTTGTGCCGCTCTATCACATCGTCGGTCTGATAGCCGAGTACCACAGTTTTTCCAATATTGCTTCCCGCGTCCTCGATCTCGATCTCCTGCGAGTAGTCCATCCGCCCCCGCCAGTCTATCGGCGTAGAGGTGTAGAATGCCTCCCGCGGCTCGATATACACCTCTTTGGTCTCGGCGTTGGTGTAGAACATCAGGTCGAACATCTGTTTTACGGCGCTGATGAAATCCATCTGCGTAATACCCGATTGGAGCATGTTTTTCGCACTGAGGGCCGTACCGTAGCCGGGCCGCTTACAGAAATACGCCTTGACCGTCGTGTTGTTCGTCAAGGCCAGTTGGATGTACGGTGTTTTGCCGTCGGCCATATTCGGCGCGTTGGAACTGGAGAATACCGGTGTTTTGATCGTCATTGTCTCCCCGGCACTCAAAAACCTCGGCTCTACGATATATTTCAGTTTGATCGTGGCCGAATTGTCGAGGGCGAACATCTCAATCTCCATATTCGTCTTTTTCCAGACCATCCGGGACGGGAAAATCGGGTTCGGCTCCCCGATAAATACTTCGGCGGTACTTGACACGTTGACCGTACAGACGAAAGAGCCGCTTTGGCCGATCTTAACGTATGTCTCGTCGTATTCGCCGTTTTCATCGTACTCTCCGTCCTTGTTATGCCGGAACCGGATATAGTGCTTGTCGTCGTTGATAGTCCCCTTCGTCAGCCGGTAGATATACATGTATTCGCCCTGCGGGGTGTTTTTCGATATGTCCGTGCGGTCGGCCTCGATACACTCTTCCGGCACCGCTTCCCCGTCCACAGTGTCAAACCAGATCAGTTTGCCGTATTTATCACCTTCGGCGGCGTACTCGGTGCTGATCCCGGTGACGTATTCGAGATTGTACTCGAAGCCTATCACCATGTCCTCTTTGGCCGTGAATACCGGCTCGGTGACAGCAGGGAATGTTACGCACCCTCCCTTGTCGTACACATCCTCCAACACCTCTTCGTCGGCGGATTCCTCCTCCGGCCTAACAGTGTCTACGATACGTCCGATTTCATTAAATCCGAACTCATAGCGTTGGTTCGTCACGATGAAATAAGGCTCTCCAGATGCGAACTTACCCGCGAGGAAGTCGTATTTTTCCTCCAGTTCCGAGGTGTCGTACTCTTCCCACTCCCCGGCCACGACCAAACGTCCGAAAAGCGCGTTATTTTCAAAGAAATCCGAACGGATCGAGTACCCGTACTGGCCGATGATCTTCTCCATGAGCAGCCGTACGTTGAAGAAAGGCAGGTAGTCGGCCAGCGTGGTATAGGGCCGGGGAACAAACGTTCCGCTCGTGCCGCTCTTCTTGTCTGTGTTCTCGTCGTTGATCCGGCGCACGTACTGTCCCCGGTAGACCGGAAACAGATAAACCCCGCCATTGGATTCCAACAGGCTTTTGATCGTGGCGGCAGAGAATACCCAGCTACCTAATCCGTCCGTTTCGTTGAGTTTCGCTTCGGCGGCCTTTTTCGCCCATTCGTACTCCGCGCCGATCAGGTTCACTTCGTATGAGGCATTCAGCAGGTTGTTTACCGTTACCTTCGTAATTTGTGCGGTGCCGGTCATCACCACCACGCCCCCGGCCTCCAGCCGGGCCGGGTGTTTGGCGTTGTTGAACTGCTCGACCCCGTGAAGCTGATCGGCGAACTGCATGATCTCTTTGTTGCGGGCGGTGGCCGGAACTTCGATAGACTTTGAAAAGGCCGTCAGGCTCTGGGAGGGATCTTCCACGCTCCCGATGGAGAGCGTAATTGCGGCGTCGGTCTGCTGATCCGTATCGAGGCGTTTGCCGTCTATGTACAGGTCGATCATGTCGTTTGCATTTTTTCGGTATCGATGGATCGGAAGGTTAACTCAAGCTGCGGCATCTCCGCCTGGTCGAATGTCGTAATCACGTCCGAGGTAATGTCGATGGGAATAGCCTGGTCTCCGTCAATCAGCCACACTTTCGGCGCACTGACGATCTCGCCCAGCCATTCGAGCATGAAACCCGGAAGCCCCCCGGAAGAGATATTGCGTTCGTCCTCCACTTCCGAAGAAACCGTCCGCCAGCCTTCCGCCGTTTTGATCTTCGTGCGTTCGGTGGTATAACTTTTATCGAGGTCGGAGCGGAACGTATAATAGTCGATCCCACCCCGGCGGTTCCACCACGCGATACGGACACCGCACCCGGAGCGGACAATCCGGTACTCCACTTCCGGCAGGTCGTAACACCCGAGCGTGGGTTTTACCCTGATTCCGGCCATGCCCGCGGGATCGGCACCTTTGAGCTGCACCGCCTCGGCGATGGAATCGTAATGCACCACCAGTACGGCCACTCCGTCGATAGACGAATTAGGCATTTGCAGGGTGATTTCCTGCCCGTTTTTCATCGTAACGATAATTGTCCCGGCCAATACCTGTTCATCTACCAGATAGCTCAATTCGTCCCATTCTCCGGGTCGGAGTATCCGCGGCCCCGGCGCATTCGACAGCAGGGTGGACAAAGCAAGATCGGTAATCCCCGAAGTGAGCAGCACCGAGGAATCCGCAGTCACGTCGATCCGGGCCGTTACCGTCCGTTTCACGGCATGGACAAACGAGAGGCTGTCATCGATCACCGGTGCCGTTTCGATCAGGTTACGGTAATATTCCGATACGTTTACCGCAATTGGGCCCGCGGTTACAAATTGTTTCATTCCGAGTACCGTCGATCCGTCGAGAATCTGCACGGTCTCTTTCTCCGTACCCGTTTTGGTCAGGGTATATATTACCGGACGATATACGCTGCTGAATTTCTCCGGTTTTGCTGTCAGGTCTATCATGCTGCTTGTTTGATTTCGTTAAACATGGTTTCGATGTGGTAGTTGACCAATTCCCCGCATGCCGCGTGAATACTCCGGTCGATTGTGCTTTCCTGGTTTTGCAGGGTGCGCGTGATAAACAATGCCGGGGCGATTCCTTTGCGACGGATCGAGCTCTGGAACATAAAAGCCGTAGAACGTTCGCTGCGACCCTCTATCACAATCCGCTTTATCCTGATCCACTCGATTAGCGCTTCAATAGGTACCCCTTTCGCCCCGGCCCGGCGCCCGTTCTCTACATACTTCGCGTAATAGACCGCCGAACCGACGATCTCGAAACCGCTCATAGTCTCTTTTACCACGGCCTCGATGCTGTTTATCAGTGTCCCGGAGGCTACGCGCATCCGTACTGAAAGCTCCGTTTGCAAGGCTTTTTTCAGGTGTTCGGCCAACTGGTCAAGTATGTCGAGGGGCTTACTCATTGCAGAAATACACGTCAGCGAGGAAGGTTACCGTCTGGGAAAGCTCCCCGAACGAGGTGAATGCGAACTCGTCCGGTTTGATCGTCACTTTGTCGGTGGAAATGACATCGGAGATCATCGGAAGCGTAGCGATCCCTTTGCGCGCGATGCGTTCCAGTTCCTCCCATTTTTCCTCTTTCTGCCGCTCGTCGTACTGTTCGTTCTGCACGAACAGGTACAGGACGATTTTGTAGGTCACTTTGCCGTCGTTACGTCCGCTCATCCCGGCCACCTCAATCGGTGTAAGCCACAGCGCGGGCAGGGTCAATTCGCTGCCCTGTATTTTGTCTGCGAACCCCTGAAAGAATCCGTATCCCTCACTGAGAAATGCCGCTTTGATCGCCTCTATTAATTTCTTCCTCATATTCTTCGATTTTACACTCGTATTCGAATTTCAACCGGCGCAGGTACTCGAAATGCCCGGCACATTTGGCCCGGTCGCACCGGCATTCCCGGTTGTAGAGCATGTCGAGCAGGGCCACGCATGCCCGCCATTTTAAAATCCTCTGGTCGCTGCTACTATCTCCCATTTCTGTTTCTCCCGTTTGAGTTTCGCGTCCAGTATGCGGACAAATTCATAGGCATTCAGCCCCTCTGCATACGGCAGTTCGCTGGGTTTGTCGTCCGCCACGAACAGCAGTTTGTCGCTCCATGTGTAGGGATCGTCGCTCGATTTATCCCCGCCTTTGTCCGATCCGTAGAGTTTCGGAAATTCCCCTCTCAGATAGGCGTGCATTTCCATCAGGCGGGTGTATACTTCCAGATAAATGCTCATCGACACGTCTCCCATCTTTCGGGCGCGGGTTTTGGCTCCCTCCTCGTCGTATGGTTCCCCGTCCGGGCGGCATAAAACGGCCAACAGCAGCGGTGCGAGGGTCAAATCTCCGGTAGCGGTAATATCCGACGCATCGCAAAACTCCTTTGCCGTAATTCTTTCCAGCGGCACCGCATTACCCAGCGCGTCGGTGCCGGTTGCGGGGATAACCAACCGTTCCCCGTTCGTATTGAAGGCTTCGATCCCCTCCGGGTGGTACAAAGGAGCCGCCAGTAACGAAAACACGAACAGCGTCAGGCAGTGTTCCCCGAGCGCGTGTACATCCGTATCGGCGGTTTTGTCGAGTACCGGCAACGGGCATCCGGATAGCGCGTGCAGCGCCTTGCGCCAGAAGTCGAGCAAGGCCCCTACGTCATCCCCCTGAACCGGGGTAACTTCTTCCGCCGGGCCGACCAATGAACGGAAATGATCCGCCACCGCATCCGGTAGTTCCTTCACGAGCGCCTGCAATTTCACGGCGTCGGAAACAGGTAACTCCTGCCACCGGGTCGGGCAGGAGTATGTTTCGTGATCGATAGCGAAACTAAACATAGACTTTAGCCTCTTTGATGAGCTTGTGTATTTCACCCTGAATGCGGCGCATGCGGATGATCGGCCCACCGGCGGCGATCTGGGATTTTACGATCTCCCCGGCGGTGCTTTCCGCCGCGTTGAGCAGGTCGAGCAGGATTTGATACGGCGTGCGGGTGTCTTTCGGTTCCTGATAATCCGCCACGGCTGCGGCGTTCTGGTCTCTTTTTGGTCTTGCCATAATTGTAAGTTTTACGATCCTATCCCATGTATAGAATCCGGTTGTTTTTATTGATGATCTCCTTTTCGACGATCCCGGTCAGTGCGTCCGGTGCATCGTCGTTCTTGTTTGCTTTGAATAATCGTTTGTAGGTGGTGAGGTGCGCGTACAACTCCGGCCAACGCAGGCGCCAGCCTTCCGGGAAACGGATATTTTGCAGTACCGTGGCGGAATTGGTCAGAATGCGGGATTCCTTGTTACCTGATTGGTGGAACCACTCAACATGTACCGCCGTGGCTTTGCGTTGCACGTTCCGGGCAAACCCGCGCCCGCCGTTGTTGCTTTCAATCAGTGCCGCACGGGTGCCGTTACGAAGTAACATTTGCGCGGTGGCCGGTTCGGTTTCCTCCATCGGCGCCTGCGTGTATAGTACGTCGGTAATGTTGATTTGCCCCCCTTTCAGCACGTCGTAACAGATCGAGCACAGGTAATCCGTGCCGGTGTCCGCGGTATCGGTGTAATTGGCTTTCCGGATGATTTCGTCCGGGCTGGCCGGGGTGTCATAGGTTTTGAAGTTATCACCGTACAAAAGGCCCTCTTTGGACGACGGGTGCCCCTGGTACATGCAGTCAAAGCGGAATGGATCGAGCGCGCGCCGCTGCTCCAGGCTTTCGAGGCTGTGACGCTCCGGCCAAAGCGGGGCACCGTAACGGCGCGGGTCGATCTCGGTGGGTCCGCTCTCTTTGATCGCTTCAAAGTTGAGTTTATACCAACCCGTGTAACCGGGGTCGATCTCTGAAAAAGAACCGAGCACCCGCACGCCCTCTTTGTCCTCCAGTATGCCGATCAAATCCTCCTCATGCCAGCGGGTGAAAACGATAAGTTCCTGCGATCCGTTATGCAGACGGGTTTTAACGGCTGACGTGTACCACTCCCAAACGCTTTCCCGTACGGTCGGGCTGTTTCCCTCCGCCGCATCTTTGTACAAGTCGTCCAATATCGCTATATCTACCTTGTTACCCGTCAGACCGCCACCCCTTCCGACCGACTGGAACGATCCGCCGTAACCGACAATTTCGAACTCTTCCGAGGTTTGTAGGTACGATCCTGCGGCCGATTGCCGGGAGCCCGATTTGAGGCATGTGTCAGGGAATAAATTTTGATATGCCGCATCCGAAATAACGCGCTGTACCCGTTTGTTGAATTTCGTTGCCAGCGTGAATGCGTATGAAGCGAGGGCGATTTTTAATTCCGGGTTCAGCCCTAATAGGTAGGCTGGGAGAAGCTGCGACGATCCGAGCGATTTGCCATGCTGGGGCGGTACCGTTACAATCAGTTTTTTAATCGCACCACGGGCAAACAGTTCCAAAGCCTGGTAATAAGCCCGATGGAACGGCGATAGCTCCAAAGACGGCATTACGTACAAGGCGAACCGCTCGAAATTCTTTCGGGCGATCACCTCGGATAAGTACCGGAGATCGGCAAAGGAACTTTGTTCGCTATTTGCCATACTTTTTAGCTATTTGCTCGATTTCCAACAGCGCCTCCGTGGGTAAATCGTTCAAGGGGGACGCGGTTACGTTTTGGCCGTTGGTCGTCACATCCTTTTTGTCGACCAAACCCAGCTTGCGGGCAATGATATTGGCGTTAAATACGCCGACCGTCGCACCTTCGAACTGTTGGCCCTCGATCCTCGAAGTAATTTTGTTTATGGTTTCCCCAAATTCGGGGGGTGCAGTATTTTTCAAATCCCACCAAAAACGCTCCGAACAACCCAGAAACACACAAAAACCTACAATCGAGTAAGGCCGTTGTATAGGCACTCCGATAATATCGCCGTCTTTGGTCTTTTCGCATTTGTACCACGGATTTCTATCGCACCAGTCAAAATATTGTTCGGCCGCTTCGAGCAATTGCGCCGGTTTTTTAAATTTTCGGGGGCGCCCTCTTTTACGTTTTTCCATAACGGTACTTTCTTACTAAGAGAATGAGCCGGGGAAAAGTGCAAACCGAAAACAAAAAAAATCCGACAAAAGCCGGATTTCTTTGCGCGCGTGCGTAGTGATGTGAGAAAAATCGGATATTTTGTAATTTTTATTTATCCATGTTAATATCAGTCAATTGATCGGCGTATTTTGCTCTAAGGGAGTTATAAAACTTAATCAGGCAGGGGCCGCCGATTGTTTTGCCGCGCTCAAGTTCTGTCCAGCCATGCAGGCTATACGGGTAACCACAAGTGTATTTTATTGTCCCGATTTTACGTGTATACATTATCGGGTGGTTATACCTGTTTTTGCCAAAAATATATTCTATACTGGTCTGTGCTTGTGTGGTCATAATTCTTTGTAATAGGTTTGTTTTATTACCGCCAGTAGTATGACTGTCGCCAATATTCTGGCTTAAAGGGCTATTTATAATCGCCCGAACGACTAAAATTCGAGGGTAAAGTAGTAAGCGTTCAAATTGCTGCTATACCCTTGACTAATGCGCGTTGTGTCACACGCATAATGCTTGTATAAGCGTAGAGTTGCGAGTTCTGAGGCCATGAAAGTTATATAACCGTCTCCAAAAGTGAAGAGGCCGCCTTCATTAGCGATATTTTGCCAATCTCTAAGTAGTCTTTCTCTTTGTGCTGTGGTGTAGCTAATCGGATTCGTTAGGGCTTTCATAGTTGTATGATTTTAATTAATTTCCAAATATCCGTCCGTGCGTAACAAATAGTTTAACAGCTTGAGTATTTCCATGTCATTGGCAAAGTGGTAAAAACACTCCTGTGTTTTCGACCGGTCGGAAACCCCGGCGAACGTACATACATCGCTATAGGCGTATATTCCCATGCCAAACATTACAATACCGTTTACTTCTTTCTCTTTTCCTGTGTTCTCGTTACGTTTGATGTAGTTGAAACACCCTTCTGCGGTTTTAAAGAATCTCATAGTTGTATGGTTTTAGATTAATTATTAGCACTTACCCTTATTTCGTATCACAAAGATATGTATAAAATCTAATTCGTGCAAATTTTTTGACAATTTTTTATCAAAATAATTAGCATTTGTATTTACTCGTAAAAATTATATTTGTATTTATACAGATTTATTCTATCTTTGCCATGTTAGAATATATACTAATAGGAATGAGAATAAAAGAAGTATTAAAAGAAAAAGGCGTCACAGCTAAAGAATTGGCCAAACGCCTTAATATTACACAAGCGTCGATGAGTACCGCCATCAATGGAAACCCCACCGTTGAAACTCTAGAACGCATCGCCGCCGCTCTTGGGGTTCAGGTAGTAGACCTATTCGAACGTCCAGCGGATGAATCTCCTACGGGCGTGTGCCCGCATTGCGGGAAACCCATACGCATACATTTCGATAAGTGACTATAAGTTTTTGGTATATAAGTTTTTAGGGAAACCTAAAATAAACTATTGCCATGAATGGGAAAACGGATCGGATCGACGCTTTGAGCCTCGATAAAGCATGCGATTTGTTTGAATCGGGAGACATCGACCGCGTCGAAGTCGGAACCCCGTATAAGTTTTTTGCAGACCCTTTCGGGCAACCCGGTGTAAGTTTTTTGGGAGCCCGTATAAGTTTTTGGGGTGTGGCTGTTTGGGGAACCCGGCGTAAGTTTTTAGGGCATAAGTTTTTGGCGGCTCAGAAATAGCCGTACTTTCAAAATTGCACTCCGCTGTTTGTAAAACAGTTTTCTACGGCTTTCCTCTCCAGGCCAGTCGTCCAGCCTTTTCCCTTCGACTGCAACCCACACGAATATCCGCCGTTCGAGATCGGTAAACGGTACCTGCTCCAAAATAGACCGCATAAAATCTGAATAATCTACATTCGTATCGGAGAATGTTTCCGGCGTTTCTTCCGAAGATTCGGACGTGAATTTTTGACCTGGCCTATACCGAATGATCGATCGAGGGGATGACACACGAAATCGGATAATTCGCTTCATCATAAATTCGGCTACCGGTTTACGCCCCGGTCTTGCGGCTATCAGTCGGTCGAGTTTGGCCCCATTGCGCTCAAGTAGTACGCGGAAGGATTCGTTTACGACCTCCCGCGCTTCCAGTTTCACCCCGTATTTTAGGCATAATGCCTCTGCGTAAGCTACCCAATCATCGTATCGTTCAGACACGTAATTATCAAAACTTGCACCCATCCGACTACTTTTTGTATTTTTTAATTCTTGCTTTGACCGCCTCCATCAGCGCGTCCTGGCTTTCCCCTTTCCGCGATAACGACGCCATCACATCCTCGTCCATCGTCCCCGGCGCCACCAAATGATGGATGATGACCGGTTTGGTCTGCCCCTGCCGGTGTAACCTCGCATTGGCCTGCTGGTACAACTCCAAACTCCAGTTCAGACCGAACCAAACGATGACATTTCCCCCGGCCTGGAGATTCAGCCCGTGGCCGGCACTGGCCGGGTGGGCCAACAGTACCGGTATTTGCCCAGCGTTCCACGCCTGTATTTCGGCTGAACCTTTCAACTCGGTGGGTCGGTACGTTTTAAGCCGTTTTTTTATCCGTTCCGCGTCATGCTTGAACGAATAGAACACCAACACGGGATTGCCGTTGGCCGCTTCAACGATCTCCTCCAGGGCTTCCAGCTTGGCCTGGTGAATCTCATGGAACTCGTGATTTTCGCCATATATGGCCCCGTTGGAGAATTGCAGCAGCTTGTTGGAGAGTACCGCCGCGTTAACCGCAGTGATCTCCTCCTGGTCCTCCAAGGCGAGAATCTGCTGTTTTTCGAACTCCTCGTATTTTTCCCTTACGGATTCCGGCAGTCGAACCTCTACGGTCCGGTCGATCCTTCCGGGCAGTTGCAGGTAATCTTCCGCTTTCATGCTGATACAGATGTCGGAGATTTTCCCGTAAATAGCCTCTTCGCCACTATCCCGCAGTTTGTAGTCGTACACCACATGCCCGTTGGTCCGTCCCGGTGTAAAGTACCGCTGCCGGAAACCGGTAATCGTTTTCCCGAGACGTTCGCCCTGGTCCAGCAGGTATATTTGCGGCCACAGGTCGATCAGCCCGTTGGGCGCCGGTGTCCCGGTCAGCCCTACCACGCGGCGGCAGTAAGGGCGCACCATGCGCAGCGCTTTAAACCGGATCGCTTTTGCCGATTTGAAGCTCGACAGTTCGTCGATCACGACCATATCGAACGGCCATGCTCCGCCGTAATACCCGACCAGCCACGCGACGTTCTCCCGGTTGATTACATAAACGTCCGCTTTGGCCCTTAACGCCGCGATCCTTGCATTTTCGGACCCCAATACGACAGATACCCTCAAATGCTTCAAATGATCCCATTTCTGGGCCTCTGTCGTCCAAGTATCCTCGGCCACCCGTTTGGGCGCGATAACCAGTACGCGGTCTATCTCCATCTCTTCGTACATCAGCCGGTTTACAGCCGTCAGCGTCGCAACCGTCTTGCCCAAACCCATTTCCAGCAGCAACCCTGCCGCCGGGTGGTCGATGATATGCTGTACCGAAAACCGCTGGTAGGGGTGTAGATTATTTTCGTTCATTTTGCAGCTCGTTTAAAAAACTATCCAATCCTTCCTGTGAATCGATTACCCCGGCGGTGAATCCCAATCCCCGCAGCATTCCGATCACGTACCTTTGCCGGGGCGACGGTTTTTTGCCCGTGGTTTTGATCTCGGCGAAAGCGACCTTGCCTCCGGGCAGGAGTACGGCCCGGTCCGGCATCCCTGTGAAGTAAGGCGAGGCGAATTTCAGCGCCACGCCGCCCATCCGTTTCGCCCCCTCGCGGAGTTTTCGTTCGATTAATTTCTCGTTCATTTTTCCGACTATTTTTTTTAGCGAACACAGGTATACTTCCCTCGCGCGCGTAGGGGTATATGCGATTAGGCGATTCAGGCACCCTATTTTCTCTCTAATTCTCTCTAATTTCATATTCCTATATAAAAGATGTATACTTGTATACCTTACATGTAAAATAGGCTTTCTATTGCATTCTAAGGCCGATTTTCAGGTATACATCTTAGGTATACAACCCCTTTTTTAGATGTATACCTGTATACCTTTGATTTTTGGCACCCTGTATACCTGTATACCTAGCCTGTGTACTAACTTTTGTTGTATTTCTATGCCTTTTTAGATTATTACTTAATCCGCTTGAATGCCCTTTGCCGCCCGAACCCTTTGAACTCTGTCGGGTTTTTCTGTTCTTCCCAACCTCCTATCGACCGCATGATTTCGCGAAGCCACGCTGAATCCCTGTACGAAAGATCGGACCGGCTGCGGCGAAAGCATTCGCACCATATTTCAGCCACACAAACCCGGCCTCTGGGAACCGTACCCCCAACAGGATCATCCAGGAAGTTCAGTTTGTCCGGCATCCGGCGTTCTCCCCAATCTTCCGGCAACAGGATATTCAGGTATTCTTCCACCAATCCTGTACGTTCGTCGGCCACGGTATGTTCTTTTTGCATTTCCTCGGCCATCTCCCTCTCATCTTTGTCCAGGTACAATCTCTCGCCGCGTTTGAACAGCGCGACGGCTTCGGCCCAAATCTGGTCGATCTCTTCGGTGATCTCCCCGAAAAGATTTTTGGTCGGCTCCTGCACCCCTACCGGCAGCGGCCAGAACCGGCGGTTCCCGGTGGTATCTTTCAGGAAATCGATATTGTTGGTCGTACCGAAAAAGACGCACTGCCGGGGAAAGTATCCCTTTTCTTCGCTGTATGCCAACCGGCATTGGTCCTCCCGGCGGCTGATATAGCTTTTGATCTCGTTGACGTCTTTTTTATTCAAACCTACCAACTCGCCCATTTCGATGATCCAGTTGCCGAATAGCTGCTCGATGTCCTCTTTACCGCCCACCAGGCGGAAATTGTCGGAGAACCAACCGCGGTCCATCCTCCCCAGCTTTTGCAGCGAGACGGATTTACCCACGCCCTGTTTACCCACGAGGATCGGCACGTAGTCCCATTTGATTCCCGGGACGAACACCCTCGCCACGGCGGCTACGATGCTTTTACGGGTTACGGCCCGGGTATAGGGGGAATCTTCGGCGCCCAGATAATCGATGAAGTAGGTCTCCAGGCGCGGCATGCCGTCCCAACTCAGTCCGTTCAGGTAGTCGCGTACCGGATGATAGGAATTGGTGCGGAATATCGATTTCAGTGCATGTTTCAGGTTCGAGGCGTTGGACATCCCGTACATCCGTTCGATGGCGATAAACGCATCCGAATTGTCGCTGTCGAGCCACGGGCCGCCGTCGGTGCGCCACAGCAGCGGGCCGGTAACCTCTTTTGCGTTTTTGAACTCGTTGTAAGTAAGATTCCGCAGCAGTGGGTGCCCTTTGAGAATACGTAGGTAGTTGTTTGCGGTGGCGAGGACTTTGCCGTTGCGGTCTATTTCCAGATCGTTTTCCCATTCGGTATTTTCTTCATCGCCGGCGCCCGCGGCTTCGTAGGCTTCGGCAAAGTCGCTGCGGACCGCCGCCGCCCGTTCCTCCGCCAGCCTCTTGCGCACCGCGCTATCTTCTGCGGCCAACTGCGACATCGCCGTATAAGAAGGCAGCTTATTCACGGGGCATCCCTCTTTGGCCTCGTCGTCTCTGAGGCCGAACAGGTGCAGGCGTACAAGGTCGAAGGCGTTGCACAGTTTTCCGCTCACCGGATCGGTCCCGTGGTGGGAATAAGCGTACCGGTCGTCATATGTAACCAGACCCGCCGCAGTGCTGCCCGCTTTATAGGTATATCGGTTCTCCACGTCGCACGGCTCGTAAATATCGCCGAGAAAGGCGGCCATCGCTTCGTGGATGTCGTAGGTGCGGCAAAAGGCGCCGACGATGCCCGGTTTCTCCAGCGGATCGCCCTGCTTTTTGATTTCGCGGCGGATCACCTCCCCGGCCCGGTCGCTTACCGGCCATTCGCTCGCATCCCGCCAGTTCTTGTAGGAACCCAGCACAGCATCGGCCGACAGCCAGGGGCCGTCCTGGTATTCGAACACATACTCCCCGTCTTTGGATACGGAGGGCCAGTACATCAGCCGCGCCGGTTCGTAGGTCGTATCGTCGAAGGCGTTTATCCCCAGGCCGCCTGCCATCCGCCGGGCGATGGCGACGTATTCCTCGCGCGATACGGGCCTATCGAGCGGGATCACGAGCCGCAGCCGCGGGCTCTCTCCGGTATGCTTGTGCGTCGAGTAGAGCAATGCGGCATTGCCGTAAAGCATGGTGTAATCCCCCCACAGGTCGCCTTTGGCGAAATCGATGTCGAGGGTGACGAGCTGCCGGTGCAGGACATTCGCCGTTTTCCTCCGGCCCCCGGTAAGGTAGCCGCCGACGAAGCCGCCGACATCTTTGCGTTCGTCCTGCAACGCCTTTTTCATCGACATGTACTCCGCGTGCGTCTCGGCTGTCCGGTGCGGCACCGAGATTTTTTTTACAAGGGAGGACCACTGTACTTCTTTGTTGTGCCAGGAAACCTCTTTGCGGGACCGGCCCGTGGCGATGTCCAGCGTCCCGTCGTGGGTGATAGTTATCGTTTGATCCATATTCCGTACAAAGGTTAATTGTCGCAGGCGGCCCAGCCACAGCCCGGGCAATGCTTGCACCCATCCGAGTGAATCAGCGGCTCCCCGCATTCGGGGCAACGGCCTTCGCTTAACCGTTCGGCCCGCTCCATCTCGTCCATCGCTATTCCCATGTGGACGGCGATAGGCGGTAAGTCTTGCATGTCGTTCGTATTCATCATCTCAACTCACATGTTTTAAAATCCACCGTCAACCGGTAAAATCCCAGCACATCCGAGCCGATCAATCCTCTTACGTTCTTTCCGGTAGCCCTCCGTAGACTGGTCATGTCCTGTACCGCGAAGCTGGCCGAATACGGGATGCTGTCGAGCGTGAACGGGATTCTTCCGGTGGTCTTTAGAGGGATCGAGGTTCCGTCTACGCCGATTACCTCTAAGCCGGTAGCCATGTAGTAGATTTTCACTTCGTCACAGAGCTTTTTATCCAGCATGGAGGTAGACGCTCCGGTGTCTATTAAGAATAGCTCCCGTTGGCCGTTTATCGTGGCATAGACGAAGGGGACACGGTCGAAGATGATCTTGCCAGGCTTGGTCTTGTTGAGCTCACAGGCGGAGAAAATAGAGACTGCGATAAGGGACAGGTAAAGTAGCTTTTTCATTGTGTCGGAATATTAAAGATTCACGTCTGTATAGTAGTACCAGTATTTTCGTATAGCTTCATAAGAACACTTGAAATGCTCTGCGGCTTGCCACATGGTATTGATTAATCCATTTGTGTGGCAAGCCCCTTTCTTCGGTCTGCCGTGTATTAACACGGGATTCTGTTGCTTGATCCACTCCCTGACCGCAAGCGCCCGCATTCGTGTTTCATCCAAAATGCGGAGTTC